CGTCTTATCTCCATAATTTTTTGACGGATATGTTCAGGCATAGGTACAGCTTTTGCCTTTTCTGCATCTAGTTTAACAAGATAAGGGTCACGTTCCTGAACCATTGTAGAGACTTCAGGTATTTCAGCTCCATCCCAACGCTGTTGGTTTAAGTACACAAGGGGCGCTGGAATAAACGCTCCGTTGTCTTTGCGCCAGTCATTTGTGGTCTTCATCCACTCGACGTGTTTGATTATTTGATCGGCACACGCATCACAATAGTATTTCTGCCATTTTTTTAAACATTCTGACTTGCCTCCTTTGCGTGAACTACGAGGCCAGGCTTTCCAAAAATCTTCAAATGTCATTATTGCACCTTTATAAGTTTCATACCATATTCATTAGGTTCATTTGGTATTATTAAATCTTTTTTCTTAATTAGTAAGTTATGTTTAAAAACGTCAAAATCAACTCTATGATGCCAACGTCCATAACGATATACAAGACTAGCTAAATCTGGATGCCTGTCAACTAACATTTGTGATTTAGTAATAGTTCCGTCTTTTTGATAATCTTCAGTATTGCCGCCTTTAAGTTTTTGCGTTCCCATTTTATTCTGCAAAAAAGCATTGAATAAAACAGTACACCAGCCGTTTTGCAGTATTCTTATAGATAAATCTACATCTTCGTTGTATCGCAGCTCCCAACGCAGATCCAAGTCGTTCCTGATCAATATACAACTGAAGATTCTAGTGTTTAATCTAAAAGCAGGTTGTATTTCTCTAGCAACTGTAAAAAATCTGTATTGAAAACCAGCTTGACCAATGTTTTCATATCTATTTACAAAATCCTCGGCTGCTCGAAAAATTGCACCAGAAAGACAATTTATTTTTTTGTTGTAATTTAAACGCACAAAACCGTCAATATTGTCGTCAAGAATCCAATGATATTTATGTCCTTCAGAAATTGCGTGTTCCCAACACCAATTACGAGCAGGAATGCCTCCAAGTCCTAGGTTACTAAAAGGTAATACAAGAATTTTTTTAGAATCTATTACTGCTGCATAAGCATCATATTCTTGTGGTTCTATTACAATTCTGTAAGCTGTTTGCATTTTTTCTAATGCTTTACTTGTATACCTAGAATCAGCTCTACCTTTAGAAATTATATAAATTGGATATTGTGGTTCATTCTGCATCAACATAAACGACCCTATCTTCATCTTTCTTCACAGGAAATAAAACAGATTTAGTTTTAAAACTTATTCTTTGCCCTATAAGTTCAGAAAATGCGTTTATATCTTCTGTTGTTTCAAAATTAACTTGAACTGAAAATATAATTTTTTTGTCTTCTTGAATAAATGAAGGCATACCTTTCCATTCAGTAACCCAGTCAAATGTTTCTTCATCAAATAAATCTTTCATTTTTCAAGCCTTTCACGTTCTTTTTGAGCAATTAATGTAGCAAATTGAACTAAAAATTTATTGACTTCTTTAACTTGCACGTCAGGATTCCAAATTTTGAACCAAGTATTACTATTTAAATATGCTTGTTCGATAACTTCAAAAACATCATTTTCATTCATTTAGAAACTCCATAGGTTATGCTAGGGTGAATAGTATTCACTCTTCTCCAGCATTGTTGTTTAACATTATTCATCTTAATTAATCTTCTAAAACAAAAAACGCCCAAGTGCGCTTGACGAGTTTATTCGCTTATACATAAGACCTAGTTTTCACCTGAGTTGTCTTATGCTTTACCGATACCTAAACTAAGTTCGGTCACGTTTTGCACCCGGGTGTATAGGTGTGCGGTGTTTTCTTCCAAGCCATCCATTCAAATGCGCTGCTATCGTGTGGAGTACGATTACATTGAACAAACAAAAAAGCCACTTAAAAAAGTACCTTGGTCGAACTCCCCTCGTTTTTCACGTCAGGGACAAGATACTTATCTAAGTGGCTAAGTCATTGCGTTCGACTGCAATAGTTTCAATTATATCCTAATTTATAACATCAAACCATTCAGGTCGCAAAACTCTTAACTGAAATACTCTTAATTTAGGTATTTGTTGCCAATTATTAACAGCTTGACGTTTTATGCCAAGCAATTTAGCTAGTTTGGATGGTGATCCTGCTTTTTCTATAAAATATTGTTTGTCCATGTTGTTTATTGTACACATTTATTTACATATTTTAATTATTTTACTATTTTTGATGTTTTTCTGCACTATTCAGTAAATTATCGTTTACACTTCATTCATCAGCACAACGCTGATACTTCATTAGATAAATTAAGGACACATTATGAGTAATAGAAGTTATTTTGAAGAAGACGATGACATTAGAGAACTCAAAGCGCAAGACTTTTGGGAAGCTCGTCGATACAACATTCTGAGAGCAAATCCAATATGCTCAGACCCCGATCATCCTGGTTGCGACAATTGCATGGGGGACGAAGATGACAATTAAATTTTTCTACACCGGCAACGAAACAACTCGTACGTTTCCTCGCACATTAGCTGAGGCATTTCCCGCAACCCCACAACCCAATTTCGAGGATGATATGGATAACGAAGATAAATTAATCTGTTTGATTTGCGTAATCATGTTTGTGTTTACATTTACTTTAATGTTTTTGGGGGTTGTATGACTATCAACGACTTACTCAAACTTAACGTAAACGACCATACAGAGAAAAAAGGACAACTAACATACCTATCATGGGCGTGGGCATGGGCAAAAGCACTAGAAGCTGATCCAGGCGCTACATGGGACGTACAAATGTTCAACGACAAGTGTTTCATGGAAGTTAACGGAACTGCTATGGTGTTTGTCACAACTCAGTTATTTGGCAAACAAATGACTTGTCAACTTCCAGTAATGGATCACAGAAATAAGGCAATCATAAACCCTGATGCGTTTCAGGTTAATACTGCAATTATGCGATGCATGACAAAATCATTGTCATTGCATGGTCTTGGTCTATACATTTATGCTGGTGAGGACTTGCCCCAAGGTGAAGAACCTGAATCTTCTGTCAATGAGTCAGAAATGGCTGACTATATGGCTTTGTTTGAAGAATGTGTATCAATTGAAGCATTACAAAAAGCATTTGTGCAGGCAATTGCTGCAACAGATGGTGACAAAGATTGGCAAAAGAAACTTATAGGTAAAAAAGACGAGTGCAAAAAGAAACTTGGGGGTTTCAAATGACAAATAAAACTATTTTAGTTACAGGTGGCGCTGGTTTTATTGGTTCTCATTTGTGTTCAAAATTAATTGAAAATAATTGTTTTGTTTATTGTGTAGATAATTTATCAACTGGCTCAAAAAAAAATATAAATCATTTATTATCATTTGAAAATTTTAAATTTATTGAACATGATATTACTTGCAGTTTTGATTATGATAAAAAAATTAATGAAATTTATAATTTAGCTTGTCCAGCATCACCTATACATTATCAAAAAGATCCTATAAAAACAATAAAAACAAATGTATTAGGCTCAATTAATATGTTAGATTTTGCTCAAAAAATTAAAGCAAAGATTTTACAAGCATCAACTAGTGAAGTATATGGTGATCCTTTGCAGCATCCGCAAGTTGAATCATACTTTGGAAATGTAAACCCGATTGGAGTTAGGTCTTGTTATGACGAAGGAAAAAGATGTGCTGAAACTTTGTTTTTTGATTACTTTAGACAAAAAAATTTAAATATTAAAGTTGCAAGAATATTTAATACATATGGACCCAAAATGCAATTTGATGATGGTAGAGTTGTTTCAAATTTCATTGTTCAATGTTTATTAAATGAAGCAATAACAATTTATGGCAATGGGTCGCAAACAAGATCATTTTGTTATGTTGATGATATGGTCGATGGTTTAATAAAATTAATGAATACTTCTAAGTCAGTTACTGGCCCTTTGAATTTAGGAAATACTGGTGAAATTAGTATTAAAGATTTATCATCAATTATTGTTGAAATTACAAAATCTAAATCATCAATTAGATTTTTAAATTTACCGCAAGATGATCCAAAGCAAAGAAAACCAAATATTGATTTAGCTTATAAAGAAATTTTATGGTTACCTAAAGTTGGTATTTATGAAGGTTTAACAAAAACTATCAAATATTTTAAGGAAAACTTATGAAAGAAACAATATTTAGATTAGAGTTGCGTGATTATTTTGCAAGCCAAGCCCTTATTGGTATTATTTTTGGACGCAAAACAATCAACAAAGAAGTCATTGAGCTATCTTACAAAGTTGCAGATGCAATGCTTGTAGAACGTGAGTTTAAAAAAATTGAGCCTAGAGGCATAAATGGAGGTGTAGATGAATGATATTGAACAAGGCACAGAAGAATGGTTTGCCATACGTTGCGGAAAAGTAACAGCATCCAGAATTGCGGACATTATTGCCACGACAAAGTCAGGTTACTCTGCCAGTCGTGTCAATTACGAGGCGCAACTTATTTGCGAGATTTTGACTGGCAAACCAGCGGAATCTTTTACAAATGCTGCGATGGCATGGGGTACAGAGACAGAGCCATTGGCAAGGGCGCAATACGAGTTGAAAACTGGCAACATGGTCAACCAGATTGGGTTTGTTGTACATCCAAAGATTGAACAAGCTGGAGCATCTCCAGATGGTTTGGTTGATAATGATGGACTCATAGAAATCAAATGCCCTAATACCAGTACGCACTTAGATACACTTTTGTCTCAAAAAGTACCATCCAAATACATTACACAGATGACTTGGCAAATGCTTTGTACAGGTAGAAAGTGGACAGATTTTGTGAGTTATGATCCTAGATTACCTGATAATCTACAACTCTTTATTCAACGTATACCATTGGATACAGAGTACGGCAAAAAGCTAGAGTCTGAGGTAAAAGGGTTTTTGGAAGAAGTAAACGAAAAAATAGTTAAATTAAGGAAAATAAATGTCTAAAGTAACGCAAGAAGTCACAGCTGTCGTTGGAAAGTTTAAAGACCAAAATGGTCAGGAAAAGAACCGCTATCAACGAATTGGGTCAATCATTGAAACGAAAAACGGCCCAATGCTAAAAATTGACAACATTCCTGTTTGTGAGCCTGCTTGGTCTGGTTGGGCATACTTGAATGAGCCAAGAGAAAAGAAGCCTGTTGACGACATTGGTTTTTAAGTTTTTGGGCGGTCTACTGTGTTAGCTACAGTATCTCAAATAGGTTAAGTCATATTTGGAGAATGGGAAACGCTGCTTTATGCGAACCGCCCAATTTAATGATAAATAAAGGTAAATTATGAAAACATTTAATATATTTGAAGAGTTGAGCGCAATGGTTAGTCGTGGATTTGCTCGTGCTACAGACCCACAAACGTCTAAAGAAGCTGGGGCAAGTGTCAATGTCAGTAAGATAGAAAAAGTCGTTCTAGATGCGATTAAAGCCTTTCCTGGCGGTTGTATATTGCAAGACATAGAACACGCATTGCCAGAGATCAGACAAAGCTCTATATCTCCCAGAATTCGTCCATTGATTCGCAAAGGATTAATCATTGATACAGGCAAAGTCAGACCAAGTTTTAGTGGTAGAAACCAACGTGTTTTAAAGGCACTTGTATGACTAAAGAATATACTTTTCATTCACCGCCTAAGCCAAATATAAAGTTTAGACTTGGCAAAGATAGCAACATAACTTTTCACAGTTATTCACCAAAACTGCCTAATGCTTTTCAAAGATGGATGTTAAAAATATTGTTGAATATTTATATGGAGTTGATATGACTAAAGAAGTAATGAAACTGCCGCTATCGGAACAATTGCGCCAAATTCCTGATGACATTCGTATCGGTATTTCAACCAAGAACGCAATCGGATGCAACGACACAACATGGATTTCCGTCGGAGCTTTGTGCCATGAAGCCGCAGAAGCACTGGCCAAGCAAGAGCAAGACGAGCCTGTGGCATATTTCAATCCGCAAAAAGGCGGTTTTTACTGGGCAAAGCCAACAAAGATTGAAGCACCAGTATCAGTCGATGTTGAGCCATTGCCTCTTTACACCACACCACAAGGGTGCGATGAATGTGGGGTTGGTGGTGGTTATGCGCTGTATTGCCTTGCGTGCGCTGAAAAGTTTTTTGGTAATAAAGAATGGGTAGGTTTGACATCAGAAGATATTTATGCTTGTGATGAACAATCTAAACTTCCTAAGTATGAAATTACCAATGCTGACTTACAAGCATTTGCTTACGCCATCGAAGCTAAATTAAGAGAGAAAAACACATGATTGAATACGACTTTGAAGGATATGCCAAGTCTCAAATTGATAAAGCATTAGGTTATTTAGAAGGATTTAGTAAGGGATACCATCAAGCTAAATCAGAATGGGTAGAATTGAC